TACAGTTAAATGCATATAAGTATGCGTATGAGGAAGAAACTAAACAAAAAATTGCTAAAGGTTTAATCATAAGGTTGCCTAAAAAAGATAGCAAGATTGAAGTTAAGGAACTTCCTTTAAGTAAAGAAATGTTTAATGCTTTTCTTGGTGCTAAATATTTAATGTTAGCTATGGAAAACAATAAACCTAAAAAACAAAAACAGAAACAACAATAAAGGAAAAACATGACACAAATACAACAAGGAAAACTACCATTCTGTGGATTAACATTAAAATTATATTCTACAGGAAACCAAGCCCCAAAAATGGAGTATCAAGCTTCATCTAATAAGGCTCAATTTCAATGCACACTAACTAAAAATATGTTTGATTTAACAAACATACAAGGTTGGTTAAATACGCCACAAGTACAAGAGTATGTACGTTCAGGCCACGTGCTGAAATGGGGTGCAAAAACAACACAATCAGAAGCAAATAAATATAGTAATGGAATGGGATTAGAGGTTACTTATTATATGGTTAAACCATTTAGTAAAGCTGGTTATAATCCTCAACCAACTATGCAACAACCAATGACGCAACAACCACAGCAAAGCTACCAACAAGCTAAACAAGGTGTACAGCTTACTGATGATAAGTTGCCTGTAAGTCCTAGAGAAGAAATTGATTGGTCTAAAGAAAGTCCAACTGATTTTAACCCTGATATGTATGAAAGAGAACTTGGTTAATGGCTGAACAACCAAAGTACATAGAGTTAAGGCCAAAGACTTTTAACCCTGATCAGATATTAATATATTTGGATAAAGTAGATAAGCTATTCGCTGATACTGAAATCGAATATCATAATGTTAAAGATCAGGTACAGGAAGTTTTTGATTATGTTGTTAGCGAAAGAATGGATAATGAAAAAATATCTGTTTCTTTAGCAAAAGTTAAAGCAAGTAATGATGAAAGATATAAGAAAGTTAAAATAGAACTTTCTACCAATCATAAAATGTATTTGTATTATAAAATACAATCAAAGTTGGCTCATTCATATTGCGAAAACTTAAAACAACAATCTATTAACATCATAGCAACAGAAAAGTTGATGAAATAGATAAATGAATTTTACTAACGAGAATTGAACTCCTTGATTCAATTTTTATCAGTTAGTGAATAGAGTTATTAGCGAGAGTTAATAATTTGGCTAGGGTGGTTTTTTGGATCAAGACTGCCCTAGTTTCTTGTCACATCAAAATACTTCAAACTTGTCCTAGAAGTAATTTTTATTTCCTTATAATTATAATCAATTAATTCAACATCATCGTGTGCAGTTAAATCGTGAATTGTTTTTAGCAGTTTAGGTCTGTCAGGTATTGTATCGATAAATTTTAACGCAACAAAATGTCCATACGGATTGTACTTACTTTCAATTTGAAATTCTGCGTCTATGATTACTGCGTCTATCATTAAGACATGATACTACTTCTTACGCATAATGTCAGCACCCTTTAATCCATATATTGCAGATACGACACCAATAAAAATTGCTTGATACCAATAAGGAAGCTGATTAAAATACTCAAAAAATAAATCTAGTTTATTACGAATTTCAATATCGTCAGTGAAAATAGAATAACCCAATATAAGAATAGGAATGGAAATAAGTATAAGGACAAATTCATCTTTGTAGCCATTATCATTACTCTCAATAATCTTCGCTTTATATTCAATTTCACCCTTGCTCATTTTCTCGGCATGAAGCATTTGTGCGTCTGAAAGTAATTGTTTTGTTCTTTGTTTATTTTGGTATAGCTTCGCCCCTGTCTTTACACCTAACGATAATAAATTCAACCACATATTATTCTTTCTCCAATAATTCTATTTGCATATCAATTACATGCTTTGCTTTTTTTAAATCTTTAATCTGATCTTTTTTATCTTTCCATTTTTTATCATATCTCGAAACATATTTTATGACATGAGTTTGACAAGCGTTAAGGCCATTAGCCATACAATACTCCAGAGGCTGTATTTTAAGCGTCTTATAGTGATTCCCTGATACCTGATCAGAAAAAGCAGAGTTTGTCGTCTGCGTAGCTCTATGGCTCTTTAAAAGGGTCTTTTTTAGTGTATTTGAACTCATAATAACTTTCCTATCCATTTGCCTGATTTATCTTTAATAAAAGGCTCTATGATTGGTAACCCATTTTGTATCACAGAGCAACCTATAATCGGTCTAGCTTTCTGTACCTTATTGTAGCGAAAGGCCAATGATTTATTATCAATCATACAACCAACTTGCAAACCAAAGTACAGGCCTAAACTATTACCATAATATCTAACACCCATTGACGAATGATAATGTCCTTGCACACAACTCATTCCCATACTTTGTGCTAATTTTAAAACGTCTGCTGTCTTACCATGACAGAAATAAACTTTTCCTAAAGGTGTATCTATTGTTAAATCATCGTGCCATTTCCAACCTTTGCCAACTTGTAAAAAATCATTATAATTTCTTAAATACGCTTTTGGTATTCCATGCTTTAATGCTCGTCTATAAATTAAACTACCATGATTAGAATCCATCAAATCCATTTGGGGAAATAACTTTTCTAATTCTTTTATTGTTGGTAAAGATAATTTCAGTTCATCTCCAGCACTAGGAAGATCAGGGTCTGAATCATGAAATGACATTGCGTGTTTATCTAATTCATCGCCAATATGAATTACTTTATCAAAATTTTTGTATTTATATTTTAACGCTTTTAAATATGGTAATAATTCTGGAACAGAATAGGGTATGTGAGTATCAGAAATAATAAGAACGTTCTTGTAAATCATACACTTACAGCTTGTACTTCCTTTTTACTTATTTGTAAAGGTTTAGACCTTATCAACTAAAAGCATAATTATATAACCCATAGCACTGATTAAAGAACCAGCACAGATTAATAATATTTTTTCAATTCTGTTTATCTGACTTTGTAGGTCGTGAATTTTATCGTGTGTTGCTTTCTGCATAATACGACATAGCTTTTCGTGTGATTCTATTTTTTGTAATGCAGATTTACTCATTTTTTTTTCTTTGGTTTGTATTTTTTAATAGCTTGTGAAATAAACATATTTTTAACTAAACTAACACCACCACCAAATCTACGATCTGCTTTAGCTTTCGCACTTTTATAGGCTTTAGATTTTTTGTTAAACGCTTTTGGCTTTCCTAATTTCTTTGGCCTTGTTTTATTCCATACAGCTTTTTTTCTCATTACTTTTTCTTTTTCTTTTTATTCATTTTGTTTTTCTTTTTAGCTGGTCTTCCTCTTTTGCTTCCGTATGTACCCATTCCTCTTGGCATAATATTCTCCTATTAGTTTGTTAGTTTTCCACCTGACCATTTTGCTTCAGGTAATCCATTTGTATACGATTTTCCATCAAATGTTAATACTTGTTTTCTGTTAGAGCCATCTTTGTACGATACATGTATCCACCCACTGTTAGGCTCTCCTGTATAGAACTCTAGAATCAGCTGATCAAAGTCAACGTTGTTTTCGATCCAAAGTGCGACAGCTAAATTTGAAACACCAGCTATCTCGAAATCACAGGCATTCCCTGTCGTATGTTGTGAAGTTTTTTTACTTCCTATTGCTTCACATAATGCTTCTGAACGATATCCAGACGTGATGGTAACAGGTTTGCCAAACTTTGCTCTCACAGGCTCTAGCACTTCATAACAAAGGTCACCTAAATTTTTAATCTCTCCACTACCAGCTTTATTTTCTATACCACGCCTTGTTGCTGTTTGAGATTTTTCCATCTCCTCTAAAGTGAAATGTTTGCTTAAATCCATTAAGAATCCTATGGTTTAGTTGGAAATTCTACTGCTTCTACTTCTTCTACTGTTGTAAGATCATTTGTTATGTCTCTTAATTCTTGTCGCCAATTTTTAAATCCAGCAGATAATGTTGTGCCTTTTTCTTTAGCCATTGTTACTTCCCAATCGCTATCTGCTAAAAGTTTATTTCTATCTTTTCGTAATTGTTCTATTGCTCTATCAAAAGCACCCTCATTAAATAAAGTTTCTTTAGTTTCCTGTTCTGTTATTTCTTCAGTAGTTAAGTCTACTTCAATTCCTGTTGGGTTTTCTATATTACATATTATTTTTTTCATAAATTAATCCTTTATTCCATATAAAGTTATCTTGTTTGCATAAAGATTTCCACTTTGTGCAGAAAAATTTAATCCTGTTACTGCTGTTGTATTTGACCAAACTCCTGCTGTATGAAAACCCCAAAAATGGGAAGCAGAGTTCCAACCTTGACATAAAGCAGTTGCGTAATGATAATAAGAAGTTTGTAATGGATTAAAAATTGTAACTACTGAATTTGATCTTTGATTTGTGCCATTATGTAATCTACCAACAATTATTTTATTTGTATTCCAAGCGCCTATATGTTGTTCGTGGCTATCGCCATTGTCTTGAACATATAAACCCGTTAAAACTGTATTGTAGCTTGTACTTTGTGTTGAATAACTTCCTGTGTTATATCTCATATAAAGGTCTAATCCACCTGAATTACCAGCATAAAGACCCTCTAAATAAACTACATATCTATCGTAGTCAGCAGTAAAAAAACCGTTAACATCTATTGATGACACATTACTTCCTGATGTTGAGGCTAATTTAACAAAATCTGAACTAACTGCATTCCAAGTTAAAACTCCTGACCCATTAGTAGTTAAAACTTCGTTTGCATCTCCATCATCATTTGGAAAAGTTAAAGTGTATGAAGCACTTGCACTATGAGGTGGAGATTTTAATTTAATTCCATGTGAGTTTTGAGAACAGTTAAGTTGAATATATCCATCATTACTACCACCATCGCCTTTTACTTCAACACCAGCAGTAGCATCTGAAATAAAATTAACTTTAGCTTTTGTAACTGCATCATCAACTATCTTTGCAGTTTGTACTGAATCTGTTGCTAGTTTATCAGCAGTAACAGAAGTATTTACTAGTTTAGCAGTTGAAACTGTATTGTCGCTTGGAGTTCCTATATCAAGTACATTTCCATAGACCATTATGAAATCAATAACATCGCCTGTACTTAAAGCAGATGCAAAAGTAATTGTACTTCCTGAAACTGTAAATGAACTTATTGGTGCTTGGATTACACCATTCAAAGATACAAGCATATGATTAGCAGATTCAGGAGAAAAATTAACTGAACTGCTTTGCATAGTATAACCAGCTTGACCATTAACTACACTAATCGCATCTAATTTAACAAAATTTCCTGTTGCTGGTATTTTACCTATATAACTCATAATTAATATTGCAGAGAAACGCCTGTAACTCTACACTCCTTACTTCCACTTGATTGATTTGCAAACTCTATCTTATATTTTAATTGTGTACCAGCTGTAACTGATAAATCTGAAACTTGACAACATTTTACCCCACTTGCAAAATCAGGTAATGCAGTTAATGTTGCTGTGGAATAGTTACTTCCATTATCAGCACTTAATTTTAAAATTAAATCCGAGTTTAAAGCATTTGTTCCTGCGTTGTTTTGATAAGTTATCACTGCACCCATTTTTGAAGTTGATGACCCAGCAGTTATTGTAGCACCCTCAAAAGAACCTGATGCATTAGCTGTTACTGAACTGTTTGGTGTAAATGCAGACGAGTATCTTGATACTGTTGATATTCTTACTTCATCAATATATCCATCAAATTCAACACTACCATCTAATTGTCCGAGATAAAATGAGTTTGTTCCCATATTCATATTATTATTATTTGTCCAAGTTACTTTTGAAACTCCATCATACCAAAGA